TATGATGTTTACCATAAAATCCATTTCTTTCGCCGCTTGAAGTGATTGATAATTTTAATTTGGTTTCGTTTGAAAGAATTCTGCCAGTGGCTGCTTCTCTCAGTTTCTGTTTATGTTCTTCAGATTTAGGTTTACCTTTATTTGTATCTGAGACTGACTTTTTGTGTTCAGCTGAGAGAGATTTACCAAAACATGGATGTAATTCTCCTTGTAAAGAACCACCTTCAAATCCATCTTCAATTTTTGCATTGGCCCAACTGTTACTGCGAACAATATCATTTTCTTTTGAAAATCTAATTGCTATAGGTGTTACAAAATCAATTTCATTTTCAATTAAAGAACAAATTTGAAATATTTCCATAGATACATCGTTTCCATGCTTTTTTAAATGATTTCTCCAATATGTTCCAGATCCGTGATAACTTTTCTGCAAATCACCGGAATTAAAATATCTAGTAGTTTTACCAAAATATTTTAATCCTGTGATATTATGTGTGGCAATATAAAGCGTTACTTTATCATTCATCTAATCATATCAATCCCGCGAGCAAATCATCGAGGCTTGATGCAACTGGTGCAGCTACTGGAGCGGCAACTGGTGCTACTGGAACTTGTTGAACTGGTGCAGCTACTGGTGCAGGTTGAACATCAGGAACAACAGCTACAGGTTGAGCAACTTCAGCTTGTACAGGTTGAGCTTGTACCATTTCAGTATCTTTAAATGTTACCCAATCAAGTTTTTCTTTTAATTTATCATAACTCATAAATGATTCAGGTTTTAACATATCTGATAATTTATAAGATTTTGTTTTAATATCTTCAACTGCTTCTTCAACTGAATTATATACACTAGTTACTTCATTAATAACTTCTGATGCGTCATAATTGATTTGTCCATTTGCACCTTTTTTAGATACAAGTCTAAATGAATTTCCTTTAAGCGGATTAAATAATTCTTTTGGTACAGCACCTAATGCTCTATCTTGTTCTGATGGATCTACAGCATTTTGAATTTTGTCTTTCATTGAACCAGACATTTCAAATAGGAATATTTTACCTTCATTTTCCGGTGCTCTTGGATCTTTGATAACTTTAATGTTAGCAATATATTTAACACCTCTACCGAACATTTTAGAGTTTTCTTTATCTCCGGCATTCCATAATTTTTGCCATTCTTCTTGGAAAGGACATGGTAATCCAACTGATGATGGTGAATATTCGCTTACGAATCTTTTTTTACCGTTTTTTGTGATTGTTGTGTTTAGTTTGAATAGTTTTTGAATCATACCTCTTTCTGAATCAGGTAAGAATCTAATTAGAGCAGCACCGTTGCCGTCTTTATCTTTAGCAAGTTTGTAGAACCTAGTGTCCTCAGCGTATTTGTTTGTAGTTTGTGCGAATGGGTCAATCCCAACAGCTTCTTTCATTGCGTCAAAGTTAAATGCGTTAATATCCATAATTTACTCCTGTATGGTCGAATAGTTCTATGTTTTAAGTCTCGTTGGACTTACATCGAAATTTTTAATCGAAATCTCATCGAAAAACAAATATTGAGCCGTATTACTCATACAAATATTATATAATAATTTTAGTTAATATTTGTATGAATAATAGAATCTTGGAAAAAACCAAGATCCTCAATATAATTTATTTATACCTTTACTGTTAATAGTACTTTAAATCCTTCTAAACTTTTATTTACAAGTAAAAGTCTATATGAATCTCTAGCTGAATTATATTTTACTTCAACTGTATAATCAGATACAGGAAGCATTTTGAAATTATCTACTGGAATTTTTATTTGAAATTCTTTAGTAGTATTTGCAGTTTTTGTTACAGAATAAGTATTGCTTTTTGCATTGAATTTATTTGTAGCACCAAGACTAAGTTTCATATCACCATCTTGACTTGTAAAAATAACTTCAGATAAGTCTTTAAATACTCCTGTTGCAGATTTAAGATTTTTAATATCATCAATTGATAAATCAAAACTTGCAACTGATGGTACTTCAGCTGTTTTTGAAAATTGCTCAGGTGATTTATTATAAGCATCCATAAGAGCTACATTATCAACAATATATGATGAGCTAATTGAGCCACTTGTAATATTGATATTATTACCTTCGATAGTTACATTTCTATCTTCTGGGAATAATTTAAATAATGATAAAAAATCATTAAGATTATCTTTTAATCCGATTTCCGGGAATCCTTCTGAGTCTAATGCACTTATATCAACAAGTACTAACATATCTTGTGATTCTGAAACAGCTACTGTTTGTGGATATTTTAGAATTACTGAATTTGTAATTCCATTTAATTGAGTTAAAACATCTGTTACGTTTTTATTGAACATTTCTTTCCTTTATTTTTAATTGATATATTATATCAATATTTTAGTTAACATTTATATAAGATATTCAGGGTTCTCATCTTTTAATCTATCTATGTAATATTTGAAATATTTAGATGTTTTATAATTTGATAATTGCTTACCTTTTCTAAGATTCTGAATTAACAAAGTATATTGCGCATCTAATTTATTATCATAAACGTTATTATCTTTTAATTCAAACACTTCACCGGCGGGCACGTAATAAACATCGTTTATTATAACAATAGGTATTACGCTATTCGATAGTATAATAAACTTTGTTGATGGTTTCATGCTTTAGTATTTCCAAATAAGAAAAATCCAACAGAATTGTAAAATTCATGTTTATTTTTTGGAACTCTAATAAATCCATCATCTGTTGATTTGAATATAGTACTACCACCACCACTTAAACTAATGAAATCACACTTATCAAGTATCTTACCATATTTAGTTTCTATTAAACCTAATAATGATTTTAAATAACCTTTTTTAATCTCATCAACATAATCTTTAAATGGATATTTTACACCTCTTAATTTATAAGAACCTGTGTCAATAACTTCTTTTGCTTCATGTAATGTTATTTGTCTTCCGTGTACTTCTTTAATTTTTTTAGCAACTTCAGTAGCAATTTTCATGATACCTTCTCGTTCAATACCTTCAAAAAGATTAGGTGAAGTTTTACCATCTGAAACTAAAAACATATCTAATGTATTAAATCCAATATCACAACCAACAAATGTTGTAGTACTCATAAATTCATCTTGCTCATTAGGAAAATTGTTTCCATATTTGTCTATAGTTAATTTTGAACCAGCACCTTGTGGCAAAATATAAACTTCTTCAAATATAAATCTTTCACCGTTAACAGTAAAGTCTTGTAAACCTTCTTTAAAATGTCCTGAATTTGTAATTTGAGCTTTTGATAATCCTGAGACAATTATATCAGGTCTTGTTGGTAATTGTTTTAAAACATGAAATAAAAATAATGGAGCGTAATACTCTAGATTTTTATAATCAGTAATATCAATCAAATTTTCAGAAGGTAAATGTAATGCATTTTCTCCAACATAATAACTATGCTCTTTGAAGTCGTATATTCTACTATCTTGAACATGCTCATTTCTTTTTGTAATACCAATAGTACTGGTAAATTTAAACTGTTTTGTTATTTGACCGTCTGATGTACCAAGTGTTACTTTAACATCACCAAATCCAATATCTATTCCTAAAACTGTCTTCATTGTTTTCTATCCTTTATTTTCATTTGTTTATTATATCAAATATGTAGTTAATTATTTTAATGGACCTACACCGCATTTTTTACACATATATTTCTCCTAAAAATCAAAATTTTGCAACTCTTGTGCAATTTTTATTGGTCTTTCTTGACTTTCGATTATTGGTTTTTGTACAACTTCTTGTTCAATATCTGAAAAATCATCATCTGTATTTAGATACATCTCTTTTTTAGATGGCTTTGTAAATTCAGTTTTTTCGGTTTTAGTTTCTATCTTTTCTTTAACCGGTTTTTGAATCTGGTGTTTTTCTTGGACTATAGTAGTACCATCTGAAAAATCAATATTTAATTTATCAATATTCTTACTACAAGTTATATGAAGCTCAAACATTAAAACTCCATATCTAACATCTCAGGCGGAACTTCTTTATGTTCTCTCTCAGACATTTCTGGTATTTTAATATTCGTATCTTCAATAGTTTGCATAACGTTCGATGTTTGTATTGTTGGTGTAGTTTTAACGTTTACTACACCATCTTCACCAAATGTAATATCAACGTTAATATGTTTTATACTTTGACCTTCTGGTAAACCTTTTATTTCTATAATCATTTTAATCCTTCAATATTCTAAATTTCGTTCCTTAATAATCTTATTAATAATACCAAAATATAATGTTAATTCATTGAGTACATGATTGATTTCTCTATTCAATTTAATTGTACTGTATTGCTCAGTCTTTGTTGTGATAGATTCAGACAATGTAATTTCATCTAATGTTTTAGCAATTTCAGTAAAAGTATTTAAACTTGTATTAAGTTTCATTGCTTCTTTTATTTTAATTATATCATTAAACTTATTAACAATAAACTCATATGCAATAAATATCTCTTCGTCTTTAATCGATTTTAAAGATTTATTATTTAGATATGTTACGCATATAGTTCTTACTTCTTTTAAAATCTCATCATCTAAAAGCTCATCAGTATAATCTAAAATAGCATCTGATGATTCTTTTGTTTCCGATAATAACAATTCTTCAATATTTGTTATAGATGCTGTTCTAACTGTCATTTGCTAAAAACCTCTTCAGCAAATTCAGTAATTGGGCCTCTCAGAACTTTTTTCAATTCAATAGCAAACAAATTAATGTTGTTGTATTTCTTTTTAGTACTTTTCATTAATGTAGTTAAACCATTAATATATTTAGTAATGAATTTATTATCAATTTGTCTATTTGAACCTAATACAATAACTTTTGAAGTTTCATCTATTCTTGAAAGAATTAATTGTAATGTTGCATTACTCATATTTTGAGCCTCATCAATAACTACAAACGAATTACTAATTGTTCTACCTCTCATTTCACCTGGCCACATTGTGCTAATATTATAAGTACCTACAAGTTCTTCAACTTTTGACTCTATGCTTTCTTCTGAAATTTTTTCTTTAATAGCTTTATTACTATTAGATTGTTTAATCATTTTCTGTGCAATGTATCCAATTGAATCATATAAAGGATGATTATAGACTGCAAACTTTTCATCATTCCCAGAAAGAAATCCAACTTCTTCACCTTTTTGCAAAGATTCAATACTATTTCTAATATATACTATTTTAGATAAATCAGTATTTTTATCTTTAACTAAACTCATTCCAGCAGATATTGCCAATAATGTTTTACCGCTTCCTGCTTTTGCTTCAATTGTTAATATATTGAAATGACTATCTAACATTGCGTTACTAAAGAACAGTTGCTCAAGATTTGCAGGTGCTACATATTGTTTTCTTAATTTCTCTTCATTAAGATATTCAATTTTTTCATTTTTAATTACAGCCAATGATTTATAACCATTACATTTAAATACATAAGAAAAATTCTCTGGATTATGCTCAGGATCTATATCCAAAATATTTGAATCTTCTTTAGGCATTTCCTGTACTGTTAATTCTTTAACAAAATCATACGCCTCATCATCATCAGCGCCTAAAGTTAATGCTTCTGCAGGTATATCATATGATATAGCTCTAATTCTTGCCATAACATCTAATGATATAAACACAATGTTATGTTTAGGTTTTAATTGGTTGTAATCTTTTGTAATTTCTAGAATTTTTCTATCATTTCTAATATTACTTGCCACTGATAAACTATCTGCTTCATATAACTCTTTTGAGATAATTCTTATTTCACAATCTTGTACATTAGTATGCACAATTATCATTGAACCCAATCTTTCAGTTTTAGTAATTTTTGCTTCATACAATAATCTACCAAATTCTCTTGCTTGAAAATTTATTTCTTCAAGACCTGATTTTTTAGAATCCACTTCATCTAAAACTGTTTCCGGAATAACTATTAAGTTTTCCCCATTTTGTGATAATTTAAATATGTTATAAGCATCATTTAAAATTATGTTCGTATCAATTGCATAAATTTTTTTAAAATGTGACAATTAGTTTCCTTTATATTAAAAATTTGTTTTTTTGTACAGTTTTATCACCAACAATTTTCGGTCTATTGTATAGTCCATCTTGAAAGTAAGGTGTTTCTGTGTATTTTACTAATTCGTCTTTACCTCTAAAAATTTTAAAGTTTAAGTCTGCTTCGAATCTACCGGAATCAGCATGTTCTTTTGTTTTCTCTAAAAGAATTTGATTTGTATTCAAGTAATTCATAATATATTTATTCGTACATAAACATACTCTGAACTTATTACTATAATATTTTCCAAAATACCAAATTTTTCCAGGAAATTCTTTTGATAATTTTTCAAGTTCTTCTCTATTTTGAACAGTAAAGAATACTGCAAATTCAGATTCTCTTGCTTGTTTCATTGGTTCATTTTCAATAAATTTTAATAATGCACTAGGACCAATGTCATTATCTCTTCTTAATAATTTGTACTCATCAGATGGAGTTAACGGTTTAACTATTGAAACAACCCATCTTGAATCTTTTTCGGATAGTTTATCATAATTAACCATTATAGGAGCTTGATCTAATTTAAAGTACCAATTATACGGCGGTTTAATATAAATGTTTTCTCTGAATTGTACATTATTATTTTTTAATGCTTCTTTGCTTTCATTATAAAATTGGTTTGTATAATATGGATCAATTGTTATATACATTGTACTCTCTTTTATTCTATTTATTAAAGTTCTTCTAACCAAATATCTTTAATATCTTGTTTAGATAAAGCATCTAATTGGTCTTTTTTAGATTTAATATCATCTTGAAGTTTTTGCATTCTTTCTTCTGTGAGTGATAAAATATTCATATTAAGTAAGTAATCAAATGATCCATCTTTTCTTAAAATATTTTCAATTTTATCCATATCAATTTCAATATCAGATTTCTTTCTTTTATTAATAATTAATTTATTTTCTACTATATTCTTTATAAACAAATACTTACTAAAATCAAATTTAATATCAGAACTTAATGTTTCTATTTGATAATCTTTTCTTTTTTGAAGAAAATCTAATTTGATATCTACATATCTTTTAAGAATTTCAGATGCATTTTCAAATACTTGAATTTTATTTAATTCATTCATACAAGTATAATTTTCAGATACTTTTTTAATAAGTTTTAATTTATTAAGTAGTGTATCATCATCCCAT